ACGGAGGAGCAGGTTCAGTATTTATATCTTTACTAGTAGCTTTTTGTTTTGCTAGAGCTTTTTGTTTTGCTAGAGCATTTTGTTCTGCTAGAGCATTATGTGCAACGACCATAGCATCATAATCTGAACGATCTGTTTTCCTTACAGTAGGTTCTGCTAGAGCATTTTGTTTTGCTAGAGCATTTTGTTTTGCTAGAGCATTTTGTTTTGCTAGAGCATTTTGTTTTGCTAGAGCATTATGTGCAACGACCATAGCATCATAATCTGAACGATCTGTTTTCCTTACAGTAGGTTCTGCTAGAGCATTTCGTTCTGCTAGAGCATTTTGTTCTGCTAGAGCATTTCGTTCTGCTAGAGCATTTTGTTCTGCTAGAGCATTATGTGCAACGACCATAGCATCAAAATCTGAACGATCTGTTGCCCCTAGTGCATCTTTTGTATCCTCACTCTCTTGTTCTATAACGGGTGCTATTTTTGCAGAAATAGGTCGATCTACTGCAGGAGTTACAAATCCTCTGTTTGAAAGATACGGAGGAGCAGGTTCAGTTTTAGGTTCTGTAGAAGCAGATTCTCCTACACTAGCTGGATACTTAATACCTTCTGTAACACCTCTTATTTGAGCTATTTTTTCTTCTGGAGCTGGATAAGCACTTTCAATACTTCTAACATTTTGACCTATTTTTTCTTTTTGAGTTTCCGTAGAAGTTACAGGATCTTCTTTAGTTAAATATACAGGTTTACTAGTATCTTCTCCTTGAGGAACAGCAACATCCGAACCTAGCATAAGTTCATTTAACTTATCTAATCTATTTTCCCAATTTCTTTTATAACCAAGCCGTCCTGCTTGTCTCGGATCTTCTGCCATAGCCATTTCGTGAGATTCTAAAATACCCAACGCTTCATCGAACCTGTCCATATCTACAATGTAATGCCTGTTAGGATCGTTCATATCTACAGCACCGATAAGAACCCCGTCATCTTTCAGTAGTTTAACATTCGATCCTTCTCTAGCTTGCATAGACCTGATAATTTTTCCAGCTTCTTCATCTACTGGTTCTACGGTTACTTGATCTCCTTCGGCGTAGTTCAGTTTAGCCATTTGATCGTCTATTTTTCCACCTGCTTTTTTTCCTATCTTTCCTCCGTACTTTGATTTTGGAGAAACAAAACTTGGATGCGCTGGTGATACAGATGTAACCATACCTGAATGTGGACTTACGGGACCTTGTGGCCCCGGATGCCCCCCCGGACTGAAAGCAGGTTCCTTTCTCAACTGTTCCCCTATATCGAATATTATCGGCTGTGCTGGCCCAGGAGCAGCAGGAGCAGGGTCTTTTTTAATTCCTTCATCAAAAAAAGTACCAGCTTGCCCGAAAGATAAACTTCCAGTATAAGGAATGTCCTGCCAGTACTCAAACACAGATCCTCGTTCAGTAGGGCCAGTTTGATTCGGGCCTCTAAAATAAGAAGGTAAAGTTTCTCCTTCCCGTACTACCCTTTCTTCTGGAGTACCGCCTAATCTTGTTACAACAGTTTCTGGAGTTAGTACCGCTCCCCGTCTAGCAGGTTGACCAGCACCTCCTACAGTTACAGTAGGGCCAGCCGTTTGTGCTGTTCTAACTGCATTGTTATTTATATAGTTTACATATCCTTCCGCTTCTAGTGCATCGTTAAAGTTCAAGCCGTAGTCAGTTTGCAAAGGATTGAAACCTGCTTGTCCTTCGTATCCTTCAGGCATGTACGGCAGTCGTTCATTAGCAGTCATCTCATTAAAAAACGTATTATGGTTAGTGCTCAAATACTCTGAACTGTAAACCTGATTTAACTGATTTACATCCTCTTGAGGATCAGTTATTGGAAATGCTACTATCGGATCTGCCATTCTTTTCTACCTCTATTGTATCGTTAACCGACTTCTTGAGTCTGACCAGTATTTGCAGCAAAGCCAGCTTCCCCTGGAGTCGGCGTACTTCCAACTCCGATTGTTCCACCACCAGTTGCTGTTGCATCCTGTGGATTAGCTCCTGCAGGTACTCCTCCAGCCCCTTCCATCCCTGCTTGTTGTTGACCAGCGGTAGCAGGAGCTTCGCCTGTTCCTTGTTCATTTACCATTCCTTTCAATATATCAGCAAAGATAGCAGCTTCGTTAGGATCGTTTACCAGTTCATCTGGATCGATATCCTGTGACACAGCTATCTCTCTTATCAAGTTTGGAATTTTAATAAAGGGTGCTAGCATTGGATTGCTTACAGTTTGTAAAAGCGTAGTCAATCGTTGCGATCTGACTTCTTTCTGCATCACAGCAGCTACTCCCTTGGGTTTTATTTCCAAATCCCCTACAATTTCCATATCTAAGTCGTTAAATTGCATGTTCCATTGGAAATATGCCTCTCCCATAGGCTTCAGTAAATAATCATCAATATTTTTAATCACAGTCTTGATAGAAAGGCCAGCAGAACCTAAGAGCATAGATAAACCCGATGCTGTTCTACCCGTGCCAGTTACACCTGTCTGACCGTGTACGATACTTGGAATACCAGTTTCCTCGTCTGCCAACTGACGGGCTACTTGGTACATTTGTAAGTTTTCAGGTGCTGTATTAGGAAATTTAAGGCCGTTTATAGCAGTACCAGTTACGCCTGTCTGCCTTCTGAATATTTTACCGGGATATACATCCATAGATTGTCCTGGTACTAACTGTGCTTCATCTACATCGAATATCAAGTTTCCAGCAAGGGCTAGGTTATCTATACCCATTCGCATATGACCGTTCATAAGCAGTTGAGCATCTTCCATGTTCTCTGCTACGCCTACGCCAAAGAATTGATAGGGATTTAGTTCGTAAGGAAAGGATTGGTAAGGAATACGCATAGGAGTGAAAGGATTTATAACTGCCCGAACTACCATACCAGAACAAACCCAAACATTTACTTGTACAGAGGACATACTGGATATATCTGCTGGCATTTGTATACCAGCCTCTTCCGCTAGAGTAGAATCTAAAATGCCCCAATACTCTAAGAGTTCAAACCTATTGCTATCATTAATAGGATCATTATCTGAACGAATAGTAGGTTCAAAATGCCTCTCTTCATAATTCGGCCCCTGTTCTAAGCATAGTTCTAACCGTGCTTTATCAAAGTACGGCCTGTTTATAAGATCCCGAACCTGTTCCCTGTTCATTCTATGCCGTTGAATTACATATTCGCAATCTTCTATGTTTGTAGCACTCGGATCGGGATAGAAATCCCAACAGCTAACCGCCTCTATTTTAGGTACGGTTTTTTCGTAAGGATCGTACTCTTTACTATCTCCAGTACCTCTCCAGCGATGTACTTTTTTACCATAGTTAAACGGGCCTTTTACAATACCAGTTCCAAGTAAAGAACACTCAAAAATAGCATGGCGTAGAACATTTACAGCAGAAGTATCCAGAAGCTGATCCATTATAACCTTTTCCATTTTTCTGGCTGTCTCGGCTGCTGGTTTTATCTGGGGTTCTCCCATGTAGCCTGGGCCTGGAACAAGGTTGTCCGACTCTCCGAACTTAGTAGTTAATCCTGCAAGCATAGGATTGTTACTCATTCCTGTAGCCTCCAGTGCTCCGGGTAATAGTTCCCTGCCATCTCCTGAGAAACCTTCTGGCCCTACGGGTTGCTGTTGTTGCATATTTAAATGAGCAAACTCAGCTACGCCTTCAGGTACAGGAGTAGGTTCTACAGTTATAGGAAATTTTTTATTTGCAAAAAGAATATCGGTCAACTGACCGTAGGCAGCAAGTACTTTTACTTTTGTAATTTTTAAAAATACTTTTGACTTTTCAGAAGATCTGTACTGTGAAGATGCGTCTGTTATTCCACGATAATTTTTATACGCAGTTAACCAACGCAGTTCATCTGCCCGTTTGCCTTCTTCAGCATCTGTAAATTTACCCTTTATAACCCCTGCAAGATTTGATACTTCATCGGGATCTAGTTCGATAGGCTCGTCTAGTTCTATATCATCAGGTGGCATATGCCGTTTTCCTTATCTACGAAAAATCTTTCTGAAGTGAAAAGTCTCCATGCAAGCGGTCAATCGAACCGTCTACATGCCTGTTAGCTGGTTTAGAATTTGAGTGGTCTGCAAACTGATTTTGATCTGGCTCTGCTAAAAGTTTCTTTTCCAAAGGCATCCGAAATAAATTTCCATCGGGTACATCATTCAGATCACCCTGCTTGACCCTAGCCGTAATTTCTTTCATTCCTGGGTATTTATAACCGTATGGCATTTTAATCTCCTTTAATATTGATGTTAATTTTACTAGTATCCAAAAACGGCATCTGCCATTTCTATTGGTTGGTCTTTTATTCTACGAGAGAAACTTTCTAAATTATAGTTCAATCTCCGCATCATAACCATGTATCTAAGAGCATCATACGCATGATCCTCCGCTTTTGTGTCTACATCTTCCGAGTTGGTTTTTGACAAAGGTAACGTAGGCAAAGTTCTTATTAAATTTGTACAGGTAGAAGTTATTCTAAGTCTGGGCTGACCTGTTATATCGTCCATCTTTAACCTTCGGTGTACTTCTATTTTACCAGCCATTCTATTAGAGTCGGAAGGAACCCATCTAACTCCTTTTGTCATCATCGTTTCTGCTATACTCGGACCCAAGCCAGTCTTAGACCAGCAGGACTTATCAAGTACAGATATCTGCATAGGAGGATCTAAAGCTTCCAGTTGTATGATCAAATCTCCTAGATCTTCTCCTGTCAGTCCTTTTTTATACAACTCCCGATAGACCCAAACATTACCATCCCAATCTATCGCAGCCCAAAGAACACAAGAAGGAGAACTGAATCCGTAATCCGCTGCTCTTATTCTAGGCCAGTTCGTAGGTACTTCAAAAGGTTCTACAACATGTACAGTTCTATCGAACTCTGAAAAAGCAGCACCTTCTGCAACGTCCCAGTCACCTTCCAGTAACCTTCTACGCTCTACTTCTGGCAGCGAGAGTAACATCGCTTCGTACTCTCCTGAGTGCATAAGGTACGGATTGTCCGTTAGTCTGGCAGGAATGAACTTTCTTTGAAATAAAGGTTGTCCTGCTCTAGCATGAGAGGGGCCGTATTTTAATACCGAGCCAGTATCTACATCTGTAGCCCAAAAGGGTTGATTTGGTATTGCAGGGTCGATAAACATCTTTTTTATCCACCAGCCACCCATTCCTCCTGGGTTAGCACTTGCTCTCATGTACGTTTCTATGTCTGGATCGGTAGTTCTAAGCCTCGATCTGAGGTAATTCCATACATAAGGCGTAGGATAATGCCCTAGTTCATCTATACCTATCCATGTGAAACTCTGTCCTTGGTATCTCGTAACGTCCGAATCTTTATCTACATACGAGAAAGTAGCCGTAGCTCCAGAAGGAAATGCCCATGTTGACTTCGATTCCTTGAACTTAGAGCCTGGAAAAGCTCTTGGATATATCTTTCTGGATTGGTCTATAAGCTCGGTCAGTTCACCCAGAGTACGCCTGAGAAGTAAAGCCCTGTGATTACCATTGGAAGCGAACCTAAGAAGATCAACCAGCATTGCATATGATTTTCCTCCTCCTGCTGCTCCTCCGTAGAGAACTTCCTTTTCAGGTGCAGCTAAAAAATCGTCCTGTGGGCCAGCATTCGATTTAAATACTATCTGTGACCCTTGTTTTATAGCATCTTTTAGTGCTTTAGGAGCTTGTTCTAAAGAATCTTCGGTTAACGTACCGCCATTTTCCAGTACGTTCAAAGCTTCGGTAGCTTTTTTTACTCCTTGAGAAAGGTTAGCTACTTTTGTTTTCTGTTTTTGTAAACTTTTATTTTTAGCTTTTACTTTTCTACGAGCTTCCCTACGCATGTACTCTTCCATAGATACACGGTAGTTACCTTTTTCTCCCTCTTTAAGCTTCGGTCTAGCCATTAATAATTAGCAGTCCTTACTATAGATCCTTTTGCGTAGTTCTTTTTATTTTTCTTCTTTTTCTTTACTTTACCACCTTTTTTAAATTTAGCTGAGAAACCTATTCTTGCTCTTGCAGTATCTTCTAATCTATCAGGGTCTGCAGATAATCCAAGAGAAATACCACTGGTTTCTCCCGTTGGTATATTTGTACCTATACCAAAATTTGTCAACATACGGTCATAGTTACTTTGTGCTTCAAAAGAAACTGCTCCTCCTTCTATACCGAACATATCTTTAAAAGGTTCTTGTACCGTAGCCTTGGTTTTAATATCGTATATCTTCTCTTCTGGATTTAAGTACCCTGAAGCACTTACAGAATAAGGACTAGAACCTACTTTTCCTGAGTGTAAAGGAGTTTCAGGAACTTCTAGCTCCCCTTTTCTAGCAAGTTCAGCTATTCCACTGATTCCAAATTTTAATTTATTAGCAACAGAAGGAGATAGTCCAAACTGGTCTGCTGCTCTATCCGTAGCTGTATTTACAAAAGTTTTTAGAGCTGATTTTACATCTTTGTATTCTTCATAGGGTATTTCACGAGTACGAACAGCAAATCTACCAGCTTCCTTAGCTACCGACTCTAAAAAAGGTCTTATAGTATCCGCATCTTCAGCTAGACCCGGAATACTTCGTATAGTCTGTTCTACAACCCTGCCAAGAGCTTCTTCACCCTTTTTTACTCTTTTTGTTTTTTCATTATCCATCAGGTGTTATATCCTTCATCTGTTTTTTGGCAGGTAGCATAACCACCCCATGAATAACCTCTGCTTGAATAGCGATATCCTGTTTCTTACCTATTCCTACACGGTCTAGAATTTCATTAGCTGCTTTTAATCTAATTTCCATATGGTTCGCACGAATATCACCATTCATGTCAAGACCTTCCATAAGACGGCTGGCAGCTTTTACACTGGAGGAAGCTAACATGGACTTTGTACGGTCTATGATCTCTTCTTTCAGGGTATTTACAAGCCATCCTCTAGAACTCGGCTTATAGCCAGCCTCGTCCATAGCTTTTAAAACCTGCCCTCCGTTGTCCATTAGAGTGTTTAAAAACTTAACTTGCTTATCTGTATACTCTCTCTTAGCTGGCAGACCCATTAGCTCTTTACTAACCTCGTACCGCCACCGTTGGCGTATGTTTTAGCATTTGGTATTGCTATAGCCATTAAATTATCTAGATCCCGTTCATTTTTAACATTTGTTAGTTCAGGTTTGCCAGTTATTCTGGCTAGTAATTCTTTTTTTTCTTTGAAACTATTGTCTTTTTTTGCCATTACTAGTCATCTTTTTTTTCACATTCACAAGGATCGCACTCACAATTTTCACATTTACATTCACCACAACTCATTTTTATTATCCTTTATTTAGTATGTTATTCATTTGTGAATTTATAGCACCGCCTGTTCTAAATCCTGTTGCAGCACTTGTTGTTGGATTTTTAGCCAGAACCAATCCACCTATTTGAATCACTTCATCTGCATGTTTTATTACTTTAAAATCAGTTTCTAATTTACCTGTACCTTTTGTAAAAAAATAACTTGCTCTGTCTGGATTGTATCCTACCTGCACCCATTCGCCACTATCTAAAGCTGTTCTGGCATCTTTTAAATTGTCCAGATCTGTCTTTTTTATTAGTGTTCCATCCATAGTAGCAAATGGAGCTTTTGGTGTTGTTCCTGCTGCTACTTTTTCAGCCTTTTCCATATGTCGCCCAAAATTGACATTTTCAAGCCTTACGGTTCTGGAATATATAGTAGGCTTACCTGTTTGACTAATAGTTGCTACCCAAGTATTATGCTCTTTGTAAGCAGGTATATCTAAACGAACGTGAGCCTTTTTATTCCAAAGTACCTCTAAATTTTTTGATATTCCTAGTATGCCATTTCTAGCTTTATTTGAAGCTAGAGAACGTACAACTCGTTCTGCATCAGGAAGCATATTATCTAAATCATCAACTGTGAATACTCTGGGTTGTTCTTTTTCAGTACGAAAAGCTATTTCTCGCCATTTTTCTAAAGCTGTTTCTTTCTCTTGGGCAGATAAATTTGGATTAGCTTGAGCTGATTTATATTCTTTAAAATCTTTAGAATACAACCTTTTTCTAGTATATTTGATTGCGTTTGTTTTACTATCAATAGCTTTCCAGTCTTTTATATCATCAACTACTTTTGCATCATTTTTTTTTATTTTTTCTAATAATTCTTGAGCTTCCTTTTTTCCTTTATTTACATTTCTAGCACTTATGGATAGTGCTGCTTTAAGTGCCTTACTTGCTGGGCCTCCAATAACAGGTATAAGTCCTACACCAAATACTGCTGCACTTACAGGAGTAGGGTCTTCATAAAAATCTTTAGCAGCTATAATATCTCCACTAACAGGAAGCATTTCTGCTGCAAATTGCCCTGCTTGTTCAAGTCCTTTTTCCGTATATTTACTTCTATCAGGAACTGCCCTCTGCTCTCCTCGCATAAGTTGTTCCATCCTAACTTGAGAAGTAGGATCATGTTCTCTTGTACCGTGTCTATCTATTTCCGTAAGAGGAAAAGATAGCTGTTGCATTTGTGTATTTAAAAGATTCTTTACCATATATTATTTTCTATTGTATTTATCATGCCAAAATTTACTAGCTTCTCTTAACTGCGTATTTATCACCCTTATCAGTTCAAGTTCCTCTTCTATTATTTTACTGTAACCAGTACGAATTTCCGAATCTTCTTCTGAAATTAAATTATCTGCCAGTTCTATAACCCTGTCGATATGGTCACAAGAATCGGGGGGTATATTGGGTTTTACTAACCGTGGGGGCATTTTTAATAGTTGGCACTCCTTACTACAGATCCTTTTGCGTAGTTCTTTTTCATTTTACCGCCCTTTTTCTTACTAGCCCCTGGTACAGCACGTTTACGACCTGCTTCCGTACCTTTTAAACCTGCAGTTTCTAATTTTCTAAGTTTTGATATTTCATCAGGATCGCCAGCAGGGGTAGCAGCAAAAGATTCTGATATTCCAGCAGCTAACATACCTGCAGGGCCAGCAAGACCTGCTAAACCAATTTTTATCCCTGCTTTTCTAAGCTTTTTAAGTATTTTTTCTTTATGTTTTTTGTTCTCTTTAGTGGTGGGGTCTAATACGTCTTTATAAGTATCTTTAAGTAACCTATCAGCTCTAAACTGTTTAAGTAATTTTTCTTTATATTTTTTGTTTTCTTTATTGGTGGGGTCTAATACGTCTTTAAAAGTATCTTTAAGTAACCTATCAACTTTAGCTATTTCTGCTTTAGTTAGTGTTTTTTTCTTTGCCATTCTAAAAACTCCTAATAATTAGTGGGCCGTACACCGCCACCGTAGGCGTAGTTCTTTTTCATTTTACCACCCTTTTTATATTGCTGATGTGCTTTTGTAGATAAGGAAATACCAGCGTAAGGAAGAGATCTCAGTAGTTTATATAAAGCGGTCTTTGCTTTCTTTAACTTGTCTTTTGAAGTACGATCACCCAGCATTTCAACTTCTTCTTCAGCTAGTTCTACAAGCTTTTCAGCCATTTTTAATTGTTCAAACTTACCTTTGTCTTTGGTGTGCATTCCTTTTTTTGTAGCACCCATATGAGGTACTGCTTTTCTTTGTTTTTTAGGTAAAGGTCGCCGTGTAGTTTCTACATCCTCTTTAGCCATTTTAACCCCCTTAAAATAAAAATAAAAATAATCGGGGGAAGTTAGCTAAATAAGCCGAACCCAGGAATCAGTCTTACGAATTGCTGATTTTAAACTTCCCCCGATACTAGAAACTGTTCTAACCGTGATTGAACCCCGATAAAAGTAGAGACTACACCAGTCCTAAACTGTTGATAAATAAAGGTTGAGGTTTTGTGACTTTTTATAGTCTCTTATATATATATTATACACCTAATTACAGATTTGTCAAGTAAAATATGAAAAAAAATAAAAAAAAGCTTGACAAATCCGTATATGAGTGTATAATAGTACTAACCCCTATGGGGAGGGTAATATATATACCCAGTTCTTACCTAGGTTAGAACAGATTTGCTGTTGGTTTATCTAAGGTTAGAACAGATCTGTCTCTAGAACAGCCCAAGTTAGCCCGGAATCTACAACTGGGCTTTTTTTATGCCTAAATTCAAAAAAGGTTTGAAAAAATAAAATTACGAGGGGCTGTGTGTATAGGTATGGGTAGGGGTGGGGTGTCCCATGTGTACCCTGCCTAAAATTTAGGCATAGCCCTATAACGTCCATAGACCTACCGCTAGCTTCTAACTCGGTTTTGCTGTAGTTAATACCCTAAAAGTAACTCGGCTAGCCATGGGCTATTAATAAAGCTAGAAACTGGTTTTAATTCTTTTGGTTCTGTCCTGGTAAGGCCTACCCGTCCAGTATCTAAATCTATACAAATATCCAACCCGATTAATGCCTTGGCTCGTTATCAGGCAAGTTCGGGTATAGTTGAATTTACCCTCTCCCGGACGATCCCCGGACGATCCCCGGACGAAACTTTTCAATGAAACAGGCACAAAAAAAAGCCCCCTTTTTAAGAGGGCCAATCTAAAGTTAGAACTTTTTGGAGTAGGTTTAGAAAGTAAAGTCTACAAACACTTTTGTATTTGATTTCAAAAATATCTCGTCATTTATATCGTCCCAGCCTGCACAGCTATAAGCTCTATCCGTTTTATTGTAATGACCCTTAACATACAGTTTAATTGCTTTCTCTTTTCTTTTGAACGGCTGGCCTTTGGGTAAATCTTTTAAAATAGCCCAACCGTCATTGGTAACTTTAAAAAGCTTACCGTTAACTCCCCGTTCCTGACGAATTATGACCAACGGGGCTTCTAAATTGTCCACTGGGAAGTGATCATTTAGTTCTGTTAATGAAACCATCTTTTTAAACCTCATTTAAAATGAACAATAAAAAGAGTTTATTTTATTATCTGTATAAAAACAAGCCAAGAAAAAACCCTCGTTTTACCGAGGGTTTAACTTAGGCTAGAACAGGTCTGTTTTACATTCCCTGCCCTCTCCAACGGCTAAAGTACAACAGCCAAATTGCTATCACAATAAATAACCCAGCAAGTAACAACTCATAGTTGTCTAGGATTATACCCATGTTTCAACACCTTTACGCATTCGCTTTATCGAAGTATAAATTTTGAGCTGTATTTTTTACAGTCTGAACATTTATGCCTTGGTATGGGTTGAATGCGTATTTTAACTCAGCCAAGACATTGATAGCTTGGGCGTCGTTCAAGTAAGGACAGATGCGTTTGATAAATTCGATATTGTAAATCACTGTAATTAATTCATCTTTCGATCTATCACCATCTTTAAATTTTTCCTTATAACCACCGTAGCCACCGCAACGTGAGCAATCGTCGTAATCATCAGTTATGTAACCTTTACCATTACATTGCTCACAATTTATAGTTTTACAGATATAATAGGCCATAATTAAACCTCCGATAAAATTAACAATAAATAGATCCTAATTTATTATTCACGAAAAAGCAAATCCATGTTAATTCACGAAAAAAGCATTATCTATTTTTTTGGCCTCATTTCCCTTGGGAGCTAGCCCTACCACATGACCAATTGGATCTAAAAAACGTAAGTCATGCTTATCCCCGTCTAAAACAGGATAGCCCCATAAACTTTTTGGCAATTCATTCTTAAATGCCACCGCAACATTAAAACCAGAGTTCAAAGCTTTTAAACATTCTCGTTTGTTTCGACCAGAGAAGGAAAAAGTTAAGTGATAATTTTTATAGGCTTTTGACTTCTCCAAACGGCTGTAAACTTTTGTATAATCGTACCATTGTATATTTGGAAACTCTTTCAGAAAATGCCTAGCTACGAAAGTATCGCTAGTGCCATCTAAACGAAAACAAGGTTCTAAACGCTTCTTATGACTGTAGTTAATAGCTTTGATTATGCTTTTTCTTAGACGAGCTAAAAATTCTTTTCTATCCTCCATATATTCTACAGTCTTTTTTATTCTGGAGTCCTTAGTATTTTTGAACGCACCATATCCAGAACTAAACAAGCAAACTTCAATACATTCTGGGCTGGCACTCGAACACATGTTGTATCCTGATATATTATGAGGTGCTAGGTACATGATAAAATCTAAGTAGCCGTGAGCCAAAGATTTATTAGACTTGGCATTTGTGAAGCTTAAATATTTTATACTCATTTCTGTAACCTCCAAACTATAATATTACCAACAACTAAGATCACAATTAAAATGCTTATATACTCAAACATTTCTAACATTTCAAAACCTCCAATATTTCAGATAGTTTATATTCACATACATTTAAACTGTCCCATTTCAAAACCTCACTATTAAAGTTTACAGATAGTAGAGCCTATCACGATTGCTGACTAAATGGCAAATAGTTTAATTTTGAAGGGTTAGCTAGGTATGGCCTAGGTTCGAGTTGGCAATTCTGAGCGATCTGTGGGCCTTGTTTTTTTGCCAATTTGCCCCAAAACAAAAAAAACCCTAG